ATCATCGGTTCGATTGTCAATGCCCTTGTAAACAGCATCCCCCAGATTGTACAGGCTGGTGTGGAATTGCTGATTTCCCTCATTAAGAACCTGCCGACCATCATTGCAGAAATCGTAAGAGCGATACCGCAGATTATCACGGGAATTGTCAATGCGCTGGGCAAGGGTGTGTCCCAGATTGCCAGCGTAGGTGCAAACCTTGTCCGTGGTCTGTGGCAGGGTATCCAGTCCCTGGCTTCCTGGCTCTGGAACAAGGTATCCGGCTGGATTTCCTCTATCTGGGATGGAATTTGCGACTTCTTTGGAATCGCGTCTCCGTCCAAGGAGATGGGCTGGGTTGGTCAGATGCTGGTGGAAGGTCTGGCTGGTGCTATCAATACCAACGGTAAGGATGCAGTGGCAGCCGCAGAGGGCATGAGCAAGGACATCAACGATGTCATGCAGAACCTTGCGGATGATATGACCACGGCACTTCCTACGGAGTTCAATGTCAACGGCACGGTCAACCGTAACGACACGGTGGCTGGTGCTGGCTTTGGAGGCGGTGCCCTTATCACCATCCAGCAGATGATTGTCAGAAGCGAAGAGGACATCCGTAAGATTTCCCAGGAACTCTACAATCTGATTCAAAGCGGGTCCCGCGCACAGGGACATTTCACTACAGCGTAAAGGAGGGCTTTGATCTATGGGATTTTCCTATAACGATATTACTTCGGCCAGCATGGGCATCAAAGCCCGACTGACCTCCTGGCAGGTGTGTGGTAAACTTCGTAACTTTACCACCACTGTGCCAGGGAAATATGGTGTTGCAGATTTCGGTGCGGACTTCGATTACCGTGAGATCACCGCCCACTGCAGCATCTACCCGAAACACAGCTTTGCTGCTCTGGTGTCGGCTCTGGACGATATTGCTGTATGGCTTGACCCCGTCCAGGGACTTCGCCAGCTGATATTTGATGATGTGCCGGACAGGTATTTCATGGCACGTCTTAACGATGCGGTGGACTGTGAAAGACTCGTCCGCTCCTCTGGCAGTTTTGAGCTTAAGTTCTTCTGCCCAAACCCTTTCGCCTATGCAATTACGGACGAGACCTTTTCCATCACGGAAGCCGGAACCCACACCGTTGCCCGTGTCATCGGAAATGTGGAATCGCTTCCTTTGTACCGCATCGAGGGCGAAATGACACCTGGGGCAAGTAACTATATCAGCATCACCACCAACGGCTCTGAACTCAAAATTGTCAATGCCACCTTGTCTGCTGGCGAGGCTCTGATTGTCGATACGGATAAAATGACCGCTTATGTGGTGGATGCAAACGGAGATACCTTAAGAAATGGTTTGCCGTACCTGCAGGAACTCAATTTCCCGACCCTGCACGTGGGCGATAACACGGTAACGGTCGAGGTCAGCAATGCGGCTCTGACCGAACTGAAAATCCAGGCAAAGAGCAGATGGAGGTGATGGCATGGCTCTTAAAGGAATCCTGAATACACAGACGGACTTCACGGGTGAGTTTCCGGCAGAGTATGCCGCCTCTGGTCTGTGGCGAATGAACGAGTCTGCACCAGATGAAGATAACGCCCTGGCTGATGCGTCCGGCAACGGTCGTAGAATGGTCATCGTCAACTGGTCTGGCACGACTGCAAACCTAAATAAAAGCCCCAAGGGTCGCCAGCTGCGGTTCAATATCAACAACCCGACCTCTGAAAAGACCCACCTGCAGGTGACCAATGACGGCAGTATTTTTGCAAACCTCGGTGAGCGCATCATCGTGGGTGGCTGGATGTGTCCGACCACTTATTCTGTGGGAAATACATTCTGCCCCATCTTCAACACCAGATACGGCCCAGGGCAGCCAATTTTCTATCTGTCACTGTATTCCGGCAAGCCCAGAATCATGCTCTACAACTCTGCTGGAAGCCTTATCCTCGACCAGTCCTTGACCCCATCGTTCAAGCTGGTAAATGGTGACTGGTATTTCATTGCTGGGGTCATTGAGCCAAACAACAAGAAGTTCACCTATGTGGTAGGGGACCGTGCTTCCGGCATCGTGTGGAAGTCCGATGTGCTGACCTTTACTGGGGAACTGAACCGTTCCTGCGTTGCTGACCTTGTCATGGGTATGCACGCAGATACCTACTATTACGCTGGCGGTTTTGATGACTGGTTCCTGGACTGTGATTCTCCGCTGACCGCAGATGACCTGGTGGAATATTTCAAAGCCACTCTACTCTGCAACGGTGGCGATAGTAGTTCCGATGTGGATGCGCTGACCAATGTCAACGGTGTGACTTTGAAAGCGACCGATGGCGTGTACCCAGAAAGCGGTATTGTCTACACCAAGGCGATGGCCTGTAATCTTTCCGGCACAGGCAAGGTATCCGTGACCAGTGAGTATGTGGCTGGTACGACTTCCGTAACTGACATTGAAACCTCCACCAGCGATGATTTGGAAGATTGGAGTGACTGGATTGGTATCGCCGCTGATGGCAAGCTGCAGTCCCCGAACCGAAACTATATCCGATTCCGTGTCACGCTGACCACTTCGGATACGAGCCTAACACCCAAGCTGGTGGATGTGCGCCTTTATGATATTCCCAAAGCACCCTATGAGAAAATCGGTTATGCCCGTCCTGTGGTGCTGGACGATAACGGAGCGTGGGAAGCCATTCTGGAGAACGCCTATGACATCATTGTTACGGGCGAGATCAATGGTGAGGACACGCTTTCTTTCTGCATTCCATACCGTGATGGGAAACGCAAGTACATCGACAATGAGAAGAAGATCCAGATTGTTGACGATGTGTATAAAATCCGTACCGTCACTGATGTGAAGGACAGCACTGGCAGCACCATTACCCAGGTGTATGCGGAGGCGGAGTTTTATGATCTGACCTTTTCCGTCCGTAAGGAAGAAAAGAAGTTCGAGGCAGAAACCGCCGAAGCCGCTATGGCCTATGCCCTTGCCGGAACGGAATGGAGCGTTGGTACAGTGTCCGTGACCACGAAGCGTACCTGGACTTCCACAGAGAAGAACGCTCTGGCAATCCTCCGCAGCGTTGCTGACCTGCATGGCGGCGATCTGGTGTTTGACTGTCCGAACCGACTGGTGCATCTTTTGACCGTCAACGGCAAGGACAGCGGTGCGCTGTTTGCTTATAAAAAGAACATGAAAAGCATTGAGCGTGTGGTGGACACTCGCTCCCTGGTAACGAGGCTTTATGCTGTGGGCGCAGACGGGCTGACCTTTGCAGACATCAACAGTGGCAAGCCTTATCTGGAGGACTACACCTACTGCAAAGAAGTGCGAATTTCTACGTTGGACTGCTCCTCGTTTACCAATCCGTATCAGATGAAGGAATTTACAGCCATGCGCCTTGCGGAATACTGCAAGCCAACGGTGTCCTATGTGCTGAATGCGATGGACTTATCCGTCCTCACTGGTTACGAGCATGAAGCCTGGAACCTGGGCGATTATGTTCGTGTGGAAGATAAGGAACTGGGGCTTTCGGTCACCACCCGTATCGTCCGCCGTGAGTATAACCTGCAGGAGCCTTGGAATACCGTGCTGGAACTTTCCACCACGCTGAAGAACCTGGGCAGCTCCGTCAGTTCCATTGATACCATTGCAGATGCCCTTGAGGGTACGAGCATGGTTTCCAATAACGACATCCGTGAACTGGTGCCGTTCAATCATCTCCGCAATTCCCGTGCAGATGATGGTCTGGCGTACTGGGTAAGTTCCGGCTTTGAAGCGGATGGTGAGAATGGTGCGTCCGGCACAGCTTCCTTTAAGGCCGAGGGCGTGGCTGGCATGACCAAGAGTCTGGCACAGACCGTCTACCCATCCAACCGCAGCAGTTACACGCTATCTGCCCAGATTGCTTCGGACAATTTGGAGAAGCTGAGTGACGATGCCCAGGTTGGTATTGAGGTCGTGATCGAATATGAGGACGGCAGCACAGAAACACGATTCATTGACTTGTACTGATGGGAGGTAACTATGGCATATTTCTCTAAAACCTCGCAGAAGATTACCCCGGAAAG